AGTAAATGGAGTTAACTATCCATTCTCTGGACATTACAGAGTAAATGGAAGTTCGCAGGTAATACATAGTGTTGGGGTTTGGGTTCCGCATAACCCAGACGGTTCAAAAACTCTATATGCATCCGCAAGCTTTGATACGAGGGTTGTAGGTGTACTTACAGCGTCAAATTCGGCAACGCTAACAACTATACCACGTGCATCTTCTCCGACAACATCAAAATCTACGGTGACATTTGGAGAATCGTTTGACATCTATACTCATAGAAAATCAACTGCATTTACACACGACGTCTATGTTGGGGTTAATAATGATATTAACTCATTAATAAAAATAGCGGATAAAATCCAAACCGACACATCGTGGACACTTCCAGAGTCGTGGAAGGAATATTTTCCAACTGCAGAGGTAAAGTTATTAGTACGTGTATTTACATTTAACGGCAGCACATCGCTTGGACGCATAGATGCTCCGCTTATAACTATAAGACCAACTACTGACATGCTTCCTGATTGCGAAATATCTGTAGCGGATGAAACTGGGAATTTTTTAAAGTATGGCGGCTTTGTGCAAGGCCAGTCAAAAGTAAAAATCACACTCAACAACACATTTAAGTACAATGCGCATTTAAGGTCGCAATCTATAACTGTGGATGACATTACATACAACACCGGCACGCAAATTGTGGATGCTAATAATCAGCTATTAAAAATCAAAAGCAAGGTTGTTGATAGCCGAAACGGTGAGACAGTAAAAAATACCACGCTAGAGATAATGCCGTGGCATCAGCCAATCATTGATGCGGTCAAAATAGAAAGATGCAAGGCTAACGGAACTGAGGACGGCAATGGTGACTTCATCAATGTGAGTTATGACGTAATCGTTTCGAGGCTTAATGATAAAAACCTTAAAAGCCTAGTTATAAAATTAAGCAAACAAGAAGCATCGGATGAAACGAGTTATAACATACCACTTTCTGACTATGAAGCAAGTGGAAATACGATTATTGAGTGCTCAAGTGACTACGCATGGAACATAGAGATTAAACTTAAAGATGCATTTGCAGAGTCTATTTACACACAGCTGGTTGGCACTGGGTTCACCTTAATGGACTTCCACAACAGCGGTCGAGGAATGGCGATAGGCAAGGTGTCGGAAAAAAGTGAGGTACTAGATGTTAACCTTCAAACGGATTTTAGAAAAGGATTTAGTTGCAGAGCTGTAACATATGACTTAAATAGCGAAGAGCAACAAGTGATCAAATTGCTAACAAACGATAACGGTAATATAAGACTTGGCAAAGTCCTACAAACGCTTGGACTAAGAGTACCGATTAAAATTGAAAAGCTAGGCCAGTTTGAAGTGGTTAAGTATTCGGATGGAACCTGTGAGGCATCGTGTCAAATAAAGCAAATTACGCCTGTAAATATGACACAAGTAAATCCCTACTTGTTTAGATGGATTGGAGATTTGATATTGCCAAACGAATTGTTTAAATCCGTTAACAATGTACAAGTCACAGGGCATTACAACGCAGGAATATTTACATGCGGTGCCGTCGCAAAAACAGACAGAATCCAGATAATACACTTAATGCAAAATAGAGGGGTGTCAGCGAACCAAGTTCCTGAAGAGCTGCCATTCGTACGAATTTATGGGAGGTACAAATAAATGAAAGCATTAAACATTATAAAAACTGCCAATGGAGGATACTCATTCACTGCAACAAGAGAAGATGGAAATACAGTGTTCGGAATATTGGCAGAAAAAGACCTGTCAAGTATAACGAAGATAGTAGATACATCGAAGAACCTGGACGAGCAGAGACTGGAGTCCTTAAATCTCTTGATTAACTCACTGCTCAAGCTTGAAAAAAATAGAAAAGCGATATTGTCTTTAGTGGAAAGGTGGCAGGTGTGCTCGTACTATCCGACCGGTCACTACGTTGTATACAGCGACAAGCTCTATCGCTCGCTAAGGGCACACAACTCTACATATGAAAATATCCCGCTCAATGATCGCAACCTATGGCTTGAAGAGGAACTTGGAAACACAAGCGATTATGACAAGTGGTATAAAAGTGCAGAGTTTTGGGCAGCAGACAAAACATACAAGAAAGGCGACATGGTAATCTATTACAACAAGCTATACAAATCAAGTAAAGATAAAAACGTCTCGAACCCGGAAAAATCGGATTGGGAACTCATCGAGAAGGACAAGTAAAGGAGTCAGGCATGGAAAGAGCAATTATAATAGCGGTATTTGCAAGCACCGGACTTTGGAGCTTTATAAGCATGATTGTGCAGAGATACATGGAGCGTAAGAGCGACTATGCAATGATGATGCGCGGATTGGGTCACGACAGAATCTGCAGTCTTGGAGAATACTACATAAAGCGGGGATATATAACGAGAGACGAATACGAGAACTTAGTGGATTACTTATATATCCCTTACAAAGGACTTAAAGGCAATGGGACGGCGGAGAAAATCATAAACGAGGTAAAGCAGTTACCACTTAAGGATAATAAATAATAAATAGTTAATAGTTGCGGCTTAAATGCCGTTTTTTTATTCAAGAAGGAGGTAAACTATGAATCTTGAATTTATATTAAAACTTATTATGCCACTTGTTCTCGTGGCGTGCCTGATCATCGGATATCTGATGAAAATGTACTTGCCTTCGGACAACAAGTACATTCCAACAACACTGGCGATCGTGGGCGCGGTACTTGGATGTATAAGTACATGGTCAATTACGTTAGAGGTGATTGTGGGAGGTGCAATTAGCGGCCTTGCAAGCACAGGACTGCATCAAATGTTTAAACAACTACTAAAATTAGATAAAACTGAAGAGGTCAAAGACTTCAAGGACCTGGAATAGGAGGAAACGATGAAAGGAATTGACGTATCAAGTCACAATGGCAGCATAGACTATAGCCAAGTCAAAGCAAGTGGAATAGACTTTGTAATGATAAGAGCTGGCTACGGCTATGGATATGAGGACGAGAGATTTTCGCAGAATGTAGAAAGAGCAAAAGCAGCAGGCTTGCATGTTGGTGCGTATTGGTTCATATACGCACTAAACGAGGAGCAAGCTAAAGCAAATGCAGATGTATTTGTTGGACTGCTTGAAAGGTATAAAGGTACATTTGATATGCCAGTTGCATGCGACTTTGAGTATGATTCAGAGCGTTATATGCGTGATAGTGGAGTGACTCCAACGAGAGCACTAAACACCGCTATCATTGACGCATTTTGCAAGAGAATGGAGCAGTACGGATACTATGTGTCAAACTACCTCAATCCTGACTATATACAGTCAAGGGTCAACTTTAGTGATGTAAGTCAGTATGATTTATGGCTAGCGCAATGGGGAACAAGTGCACAAAGCTACGAATGCGGCATGTGGCAGTATAGCTCTGATGGCAGTGTTGCTGGCGTATCAGGACGAGTGGATGTCAATGTCGCTAACATTGACTATCCGTCTTTGATTAAGTCGAACGGCTTTAATCACACAAACCTATCAGATACGGCACCAGCTCCGCAGATTGCACCAGCTGATATTCCAAGCGACACATTTGCGGTAGGCGACAAGGTTGTCGTAACAAATCCTATTGATGTTAACGGCACAGGACTTGCTGTAAGTGGTGAGTATGAGGTAATTGAGGTGTCAAGTGCAAATCGCATCGTTATCGGCAGAGGTGGAGTCGTAACGGCAGCAATGCCGCCAAGCAATATCAAAAAGGCAAGCGAAGGTTCAGCAAGTTTAACCGCTACAGAGGTAGCACATCAAATTTGGTATGGCTACGGCCAAGATTGGGGAACTGGTAGCGACCGAGTAAGAAGAGTGGCAGCTGCGGGTGTAGACTACAACGAGGTACAGGCGGAGCTTGCAAAATACTATAATTAAATATTTAAATTAACTCATCTACCAAGCGTAGAAGGAGATATCGGAATCGTTCACACTCTTAGCGAGCGGTTCTTGTTTCAAGAGGGCAATCGCCCTCTTTTTTTATTTGCAAAAAT